GCTATAGAGAGAGGCTATAGAGAGAGGCTATAGAGAGAGGCTATAGAGAGAGGCTATAGAGAGAGGCTATAGAGAGAGGCTATAGAGAGAGGCTAGGGCTTGGGTGTGCGCGAGGTGCCGATTCTTTGCGAAGACTCACGACGGCCATCCCAATAAAAATCGCGAGAAGTACCCACTAACATATGCATATCGACAACGGATTAATAGTCCGATAAGAGATAATATCCAATGAAATCAATGGTTTAACCTGCCGCCGACGGCTGGCCGACGCGAATCCGACCCCCATGCGGTCATTTCTGGCCTCAAATTCAAAATGTGGGTAAAGGGCCGCGTTGTTGTTGTTGTTAGAACTCAAGCGTTACAGGGGGAAATTCTCAGGAAAAACACTTTTAGCCTAGAGGCTAGGGCAGATACAGAAAGATCCAGGGAAAGAAGAGACTAGTGCCAGCAACCGCCTCATTTGGTGAAAGCTTTCGCTTTCTTAGAGTGCCTGTATATTGGCACTAGTCTCAGATTCGCAACCCTACACCCTTATTGCATACAGTCAAGAAAAACTTTAGGTTTCAAATAAAAAAACTAAGTTAAACTTAGTTGTTGACACAAGATTACCCTAGATAAATCTGAAGTCCACCTATAGGAGTAAAGGGGGGTACTAGTGCGTCGGGAGATTTAGACTCTTGAGTATACTAGAGTCGCCTCTCGATATAAGACAATAGCCTATAGTAAAAGAAGTACTATTTAGACCAGCCCCCACAGCATAAAACTATAAAGATGACTAAAGACTGTAGGTGACTATAGGCCACTATAGACTCCTATAGAGACTTCTATGTCTGGGTATATAGATATATATAGATTGTCGCTGCTGCTGGTATTAATTTTGTCGTCCTTAATCCCCTTGTCTTTAGCTCCTATTTAATTACTTTATCAGAGGCCAAACTAGCTAATTACTATAGAACTAACTAACGATTTCCAAAAAGCTGGAGCATTTAAGTTTCTGCCTGAGTTTGAGATTACTTTTGAGACTTACCCCAATAGGGATGTGTCGAAAATAAGGTACATAAGACTAGGATTCTGGACTCACAGCATATGGTTTGAGCAATGAGGAATTACTAATGCCACTTGAAACCGGAACATACATCGACTCGCTCAACCCTAGTAATCCAGGGAATACAGACCCCCTTTCGCAAGCTGATGACCACTTGCGTTTACTCAAGTCTACCCTCAAGGCTACTTTTCCAAACGTCGCAGGAGCTATTACAGGCACCCACACAGCTATCAACACTAAGATTTCCGAAGGAGCCGCAGCTATCACCAGTGACGGCAGCACCCCTACGCTAAGTGCCGGAATCACGGGTGCGGAAGTGAAGACTTTAATTGGAGTCGCAGAACCCGCGATAAGTAGTGACGGCAGCACCCCCAGCCTGACTGCCGGTATTGATGCGGGTGAAGTCCGAACTCTCATTGGTGCCGCTCCAGCCGCCACAACGGCAACCTTGTCTGCCGTATACCCCGTAGGGGCTATATATACCTCTGTCGTCGCTACAAGCCCAGCCACGCTATTTGGCAACACTTGGGAAGCAATAGGTGCCGGTAAAGTCCTCATTGGACTAGATGCCTCTGACACCGATTTTGACACTGTAGAAGCGACTGGCGGCTCCAAGACCCACACGTTGACTGTAGACGAGCTACCCGCGCACACCCACAACATGACCATAGAGAACACCAGAGGGGCTGGATCGGCAGGTGCTGAGAATGGCTCCAGTAGTTTCTCGACCGTCGATACCAGTTCCACGGGTGGCGATCAGGCGCACACAATCGTGCAGCCATTTCTTGTCGTGTATATGTGGAAGCGCACAGCTTAAACCGCAACTTTGTGTACAAATAATGCACTTATGTGTACATATAAATGTATACCTGAGTGTACAAAGTACATTTAAAGAAACATTGTAGGTACTTGAGATGATACTTCAGTTTCCCCCAAAAACAGCGCCAATGACTGTTGCACAGCAGTCAGTACTAATTAAAGCCCAGCGCAGCGAAATTAAGAAACTCACGCAACGCCTTGAGCATAAGCTCTCAAAAAGTCACGACAACAAGTGGAGGTGAACTTTGGCTAATAAAAACCAAGGTCTTTACGCTAACATCCATGCGAGGCGCGCCGCCGGTAAGAAACCTCGGCCCCCAGGAACAGCGGGGAGGCCAACGAATGCGGCCTTTAAAGCCGCAGCGAAGACAGCCAAGAAAAAGAGGTGACGTATGGCATTGATGCCAATTAAAGAGCTAGGTTCACTCGGAGTCATAACGGACATACCCCCGTCACGGTTACCTATAAATGCTTTCTCACGCGCTAAGAATGTTAGATTCGATGAACTCTCCGTCACCCGAAGCCCCGTCTTCAGGAATATCAAAAGCTCTATTCATTCTGATTTGCGTCACTGCTTTGGGATTCTCCCTGCGGGTGGCGGGTTTAATACTGTCTTGGCCGTTGGCTCTGATTACAGTATGTACGAATATGTGAACGGCACCATGACTTACCGGAACGGTGTACTCTCAGGAACATCAGCAAGCCTGGACACGTTCACAAGCACTACTCTCGCTGATGTTTACTACCTTAATCGCTCTGATCGCGTACCTGTGTACCGCCTTGGCTCTAGCACCGGAAATTTCCTTGCCCTGCCAAATTGGGACTCTAGTTGGCGCTGTGAGTCACTTCGTGCTTTCGGGGACTTCATGCTCGGCATCAATATGACCGAGGGGATTACAGAGTATGGGCAGCGGGTGCGGTGGTCTGATATTACTTTAGCCAACTCTGTCCCTGGATCTTGGGATGCCTCTGACACTACCAAATCTGCTGGCTTCAATGATTTAGTCCAGCTTGTGTCCCCTCTGATCGATGGAGTTGCGCTTGGTGTCAACTTTATACTTTATTCTAGTGACCAAGTCTGGTTAATGGAGTTTGTTGGTGGCACATTTATTTTTAACTTTAGAAAGCTTTTTGACGGCTTCGGTGTTGTCAACCAGAACTGCGCGGTTGAAGTTGATCGGAAGCACTATGTCTTCGACACCAACGACATTTATATGCACGACACCCACACCAAAGTCAGCATTTGCGACCAGCGCGTTAAGGACTACATTTTCAATGGTATGGACACTAGTAAATACGACAGATGTTTTGTCGCCCACAATCACAGTGTCGAAGAGATCATGTTTTGCTATGCATCAGTAGACGATATGGCTGAATTTACTCAGGGTGACCGCTGCAACCGTGCTGCTGTTTACAACTACCGAACTGAAACTTGGTCATTTATGGATCTTCCAAATGTTAGCGACAGTACTCTTGCAAATGTTTCTTCAGCGACTTCGTATGCTGATGCTTTGGGATCTTTCGGTAATGCCGGTGGCACTTACGCATCTCAAGCGGCTGGCTTTGATCGGCACTTGTTGTTTGTTGGGAACGGAACCTCCAGCGTAGGTCTTACACAGAGTCTTTATGGACTCGATTTCCCAGACAGTAGTACGCTTAGTTTTCCAATTGACCCAGCCGCCAACAGAGCGCCTTATTTAGAGCGGACAGGCATAGATATGGATGATCAGTCGCCACTCACTGGTTACAAGCTGATCTCTCAGTTCACTCCCCAAGTCACTACCCAGAACTCTAGCAAGACCTTTGATTTTTCTTTCGGGGCATCTAATCTAATCGATGACGCTCCAATTTATGAAACCACAGTGACTTTTGATGCTGCTATTGATCACAAGATTAACAGTAGAGCTTCTGGTAGATATCTGTCGTACAAGATGACTGTAGCTGACACAAAAGACTTCAATTTCACTGGATTCGATGCGGATGTACACGTTCTCGGGAGGCGCTAATGACTGCCGACCTATCCACCGTCAAATACAAGCGTGAAGCAGTACCCGTCATCGCCGACGAGCAAAAGCTCAAGACGTACTTTAGCGACGAGCTTCAGCGCGTCGAGAACACTCTCAACAATCACGAGCTAATCGTGCAATCAGTGTCTAGTGAAGTTGACGGCAATTTAGCGTCATTTAACAGCCAAATTAGCGCGCAAGCGTCTGCGACATCTGCGGTCGTTTCGAGCGTGTCTTCTCTTACTGCGACGGTTGGCAATAATACTGCTGCCATCTCAAATGAGCAGACTGCTAGAGCTAATGCAGATTCCGCACTAGCTACAGACATTACTAATCTCACGGCTACTGTCGCCTCGGGCGATTCTACTAATGCTGCCGCTATAACAAACGAGCAGACGGCCAGAGCTAATGCTGATTCTGCAATAGCTACAGACATTACTAATCTCACGGCTACTGTAGCCTCGGGCGATTCAACTAATGCTGCTGCTATTGTTTCTGAAGCAACGGCTAGAGCTAATGCTGATTCTGCGCTAGCTACAGACATTACTAATCTTACAGCTACAGTCACCTCTGGAGATTCTACTAATGCCGCAGCAATAAGTTCTGAAGCAGCGGCTAGAGCTAATGCTGACAGTGCAATAGCTACAGACATTACTAATCTTACAGCTACAGTCACCTCTGGTGATTCAACTAATGCTGCTGCTATTGTTTCTGAAGCAACGGCCAGAGCTAATGCTGATTCTGCTAATGCCACTGCAATTACTAATCTTACTTCAACTGTCGGCAGCAACACTTCCGCAGTGGCTATAGCTGCCCAAGCGGCGGCTACCGCTCAAGGTGCCGTCAATGCGAAATTTGGCGTTACCCTCGACTCCAATGGCTACGTCAGTGGTTTTGAGTCTACTAATAATGGTACGACGGCCATATTTCAAATAGCGGCAGATAAGTTCAGCATTAGAACTCCGAATACCGACTCAATTCCATTCCAAGTGGATGGCAATGTAGTAAGGATGCAAAACGTCGAAATCGGCACTGGCGTGATTGCCGACAATGCAGTGTCGGATACGCACTTAACAACTGTTGCTCAAGCAGATGTTGTCGGCACTTCTTCTGCGTTTACAGAAATTGCGTCTCTTACTTTTACTCCGACTTCGGCTTCTGAGATTCTATTCCAAGGAAACTTTATGACGGCGGCACTTAATTCGTCAAACGGCTTTAACAATTTTGGCCGTGCGGATTTTCGCGTTCGTCTTGAGCTTACAGTCGGTGGTACGACCACGGTAATTAAAGAAACTGGAACTTTTTTAATTGGCTTATTTCTTCACGGAGCAACCACGATACTCAAAGAACACACATCCTCGGCTACTACAGCGCACACTCTAAAACTGAAAGTGCGGAATGTAAATTTCGAGTCTTCGACTAACAAATTGCGCTGTCTTGGTATCACCCTTGGTGCAACGGTGCTATACAAATGAAGACTACATACACTTTATATTTGACATCCACAGGCACTATTACGCGCTCGATCTCAACTGACCTTGCAACTCTTTTGTTGAATGTTGGAGATGACGAAAGCTACATCGATGGCGATTATCCTGGCGACCAATTTAGGATTGTGGATGGCGCGGCAGTCGCTGTAGATCCAGAGCCCCCACCGTGGCGAGAGACTCGCGATTGGCTCCTCGCCGCATCAGATTACACGCAGCTTCCTGACGTTTATTTTAATGCTGGGGTGAAAGCGCAGTGGACGACTTACCGGCAGCAATTGAGAGACATGACGGGGGGTGACACATGGCCGACACCCCCGAACCTTTAAAAGCTGTCGTAATCTCTAACCATTTCTACACAGTTTTTTATGAGCAATACTTGAATCTCACATTTATTCATATCGATGTAAATTGCTCGTACACTCCTACCATTAAACAACTCATGCTCCGTGACTTAAGAGTTCTTCTGGAGCTTCGTGACTCACCCCTTTTTGCACTTCATACAGCATCCGATTTGAAGCACAAAAAGTTTTTGAAACTAATGGGATTCCAATATCTACAGAAAGTTGAATGCGTAGACGGGAACATCCGTGAGGTTTACATACACAAAGGATAAAACAATGGGAACAGCGGCGGCAACAATAGGGAGTAGCTTGTTAGGCGCTTATGGCGCTAAACAAGATCGTAAAGCCCAACAAAGAGCGCAAGACCTTCAAGCCGAGTCTTTTAGGTTCCACCGGCCATACTTGGAGCGTAGTTACGATGGAGCCGAGGGTGCTTTGAATGACTCTTTAGCTCAAGGCACATATCAAGGACAAACTTATGCAGACATGAACCCCTATGAGTCCGCAGGGCTAAATTTTGGGGGTAACATGGGTATGCTTAATGCTCAAGGTGCTTACGATCTTGCCCAAGGTGGTCAAGGTTTTGGGAGTAACTACCAAGATTTATATTCATCTGCTATGGACAGTGATCGGCTTGGGATTGCACAGAATTACGCGCTACAAAACTCTTCTCCCTTAATACAAGCTGCAATGAGAGATGATCTTCGTAACTTACAAGAAAACACTCTGACAGGAATTAACCAAGGCGCATCTAACACCGGCAACATGAACTCAAGCCGCGCTGGCGTTGCCGAAGCTGTAGCTAACCGAGGTTTCGATGATAGAAGGGCAGACGTTACTGCATCAATCAATGACCAGTTAATAGGCCGTAGTTTAGACACCCAGAATCGACAGTTCTCTGACGGAATGGATGCCAACTACGGGTTGAGTAGTTCATATCAGTCGGGTATCGACAACATGGGTAGAATGGCGAACTACATGGTCGGTGCAGGTCGGGGTTTCCGCGACTACCAGCAAGGTGGGCTTGATGATGAATATAGGCGCTTTAATGAAGCAAGGGACTTCCCTTTAGAACAACGGATTGCGTATCAACAAGGGATTTTAGGGCGTGCTACTACTAACTCCCCTCAGAACCCTGTAGCAGTGACTGCTAGTCCTGCCGCTGGGGCGCTTGGTGGTGCTATAGCTGGTGCTGGTGCTTATAAAAAATACTTCGGAGAAGAATAGGAGGCTATTATGGCTGGTTATTTAGATCAATACATGATGACTCCAGAAGAACGTGCTAGAACAGCCGCGATCCTAAGAAACAGTCGTCACCCATTTGCAATTACTGCACAAACTCCTGCGGCGTTATCTCAGGGTGTTCAAGATGCTATCGAGTACCCGCAGCAGAAAGGCCGAGACGCTAGAACTTACGTTGATAACACAGTTAATTCTGTTTTTGCTACTCCACGGCAAGCTGGCCGCGATGCTAGGAAAGTTTTTGACCAGAAAGTAGATTCTGCCGGTAATTATATTGGCGCACTTACCCCATACGGCGTTGGCAAGGATGTTGGTGATGGTGTCGCTTTTTTAGGCAAAGGCGTTACGGGTGCAGTTACTCCTATTCTTGAAAGTGTCCCTCAAGCCGGTAGGGATTTTTATGACGCTGGTGCAGATGCAATGCAAGGTGGCGGCAATTTTGTCCGTGGAATTTTAGACATCCCCGAAGACACTAGCCAAGGTGTAAGGTATAGCGACGGGGGTACTCCTGTTGGAGATTCCTACAACAATATGCTGGTAAATGTAGGTCAGTCTGATCTTTATAACTCTGCAAAAGGTCTTCACGGTAATATTTTTGGCCCTGACGCAAAAGGCTCCCTAACTGAACTCAAAGAATCTGCCCAGAGTGTTTATAACAACACTGCCGAAACAATTTCGGGGGCTTTAACACAGGGGCCAGTAGATCCTACTGAGGTTGCTGCCTCCACTGGTGCGCCTGTGCTTGCGCCACAGGTATCTTCAGATGCGACACTTACTGCCGATAGCAAAGGCAATGTTAACACCGGACAAATATTTGCCAATGACTCTGCTTTTTACACTACTCCCTACGAATCAATATTTCCAAAAGACGGTCTTTTACGCAATCGGAGCAGAAGAGACTTGCTGCAAGGTATAACAAATGCTGCTTCAATTGATGAGACAGGCACTCAAACAGGGAATAAAAGAGACTTGACATCGACAAAATTACCTCGTAGTTCTATAGATAGAAATGAGCTATTAATTCGCATGGGAGGTGCAATTCTTGGCGGTGCCTCACAAGGTAACTTATCTGCTTTGTCGGCGGGTATTGATGCTTATGGCGGCGTTCAAGATTACAACCGTACACAATTGCGAGAAGATGAAGCTCGTCAGCTTGAGTACGACAAGTTATCTGCTGACGCTGCTGCAACGGGTGCTGCTATTTCCAATGCTGAAATAAAACAACAGTTGGAAAACACAGCTACTGCAAATCAATATGCAGAAGAAATAGCCTCTATGGACATTGTATTGGCCGGTCTGGATGAGTTTGGTGATTCAGTAACTGGTCTTTATGACGGCACTGCTGGCTCTGCGCTAGACAGCCAATCAAATGATCCTGCCCGCGCACGCCGCGCCCTTCTTCGCAGTCAAATGGAGCAAATAACTTTGAATGAAACTTTGCGAAACACAGCAAAGACTAAAGGTGCTATTACTGACAAAGAGATGAATTTATTCAAAAAGCCGCAGCCAAAAATGACTGAGGGCGAAGCCAAGTGGAAAGTGTGGATACAAGATCGGCGTGACGCACTTGCCAGGATTCACAACCGACTCCAAAATAACATCCGAGTCGATTACAGAACTGGAGCAATTATTAATGCAGCGGGTGTCAATCGTCCCTCTGCTTATTCTCCATACGAGCAAGCTGCTATCGATAAATACACCCAGTAATTGAGGTTTCTTATGTCTGAAGTTATGCGACTTGAGCAAGCAATCATATCCGCAGATAAAGCTGGGGATGTACAAGCTGCACAAACAATAGGACAGGCACTCAAAAAATTGAGGCAGTCCAGTGCTGCACCCCAAGCTGCATCTGCTGAAATACCAATGCTGTCTCAGCGACAGCCTACACAGCCACAATCTCAGCCCTCGCCAATACAAGCCCCGCAAGATAATGCTTTTGAATACAGCGTTGATCAAGCGCAGAGGATGGTGGGTAAAGGTGTCGAGGCGGTGGGTCGGAAGACTGGCATACAGCAAGTTGAGGATTTTGGTACTCAAACTGTTGAACAGCAAGACCAAGACATCAAAGCAGGGGGTTACACTCCCGATTACACCTCGACTTTAAGAGACACTTGGAACACCCAAGGTTACAAAGGTGCTTTGGGATGGCTTGCCGAAAAAACAGCCGAAAACTCTGTCTCTGGCGGTACGGCTTTAGCCGGTGGTATTGCTGCTGCTGCGGTTGCCCCTGTTTCTATGCCAGCCGCACTTGCTGTCGGCGGTACGACTCTTCTCGGTAACATTACGTTGAACACAGGAGCCGCAGCCTTTGAACAAGAGCAAAAGCTAGGCAACTACGATGAGACTCTTGCTATTGGCGCGGGTGTTATTAGCGGTATCCTCGACAGGTTTGGTGCAAGTAAAGTTATTTCACCCTCAATGTTAAAAAATATGACTCCATCTCAGATGGCTTCCACTTTACAAAGCCGTGGCTTTAGTGATGCAGCAGCGGAGGTGCTTAAAAAGACTAGCATTGAGGCTGCAACAGAAGTAGCTCAAGATGCTACCGCAATCGGCAGTGCAGCAATCCAGGGAGGTCAATATACTCAAGGTGAGCTAATAGACCGTGGCATCGAAAGTGCGGCACTTGGTAGCACAAATGCCCTTGCGGCACAGACTGCTCTGGGTACTGGCCGCGCAGCCAAACGTGCAGTCATAGGCAAAAACGAAGCTGCTGATTATGCGGCTGCTGCATCCTTATCTGACAAGATAAAAGCAAAGTCAGACATGGGCTATGATCTCCAGAACATCAACTCATCTGATTCTTTTTCAGCCAGAGATGCCCTTGATGGTGTTCATAAAGACATTGTCGGAGAGATGAAAACTCACTTTGACATCTTGGCAAAGCTAGTTAAGACCGATAAAGACCGAGACAATCTACAAGCCCTTCGCTCCAAAATGGAAGTAAGAGTAGCCTTCGACAAAGCTAAAAACAAAGTAAAGAATACTGTGGATAAATCAGACTTTGCTTCTGTTGAGAACCTTGTAGGAGAATGGGGCGAGGGACAGGCGTTGCTAAATAGTATGCGCGAGATGAACGAGCTTACTCGGGTCGTCAACACCGGCTTAAAAGGGGGTGTCAGTCAGTACACCGACGCGCTGTTCCCTTTTGCATCCGGTAACAGTCAATACATCCCAACAACTCCTTTTGATCAGTTACGGGCGCTAGGTACTGGTGGCCTAGCTGCCAGCACAGGCGGTACATCACTTGTATATCAAGCTGGAGGTGCAGCGGCAGGGCGTTTAATTGATAGTCTGACAGGCCGACGCAGCCGCGTTGCAAAGTACGTCAAAGACAACTCAGGTAAAGGCAACCTACCCGCAATCACAGCCCCTTCTTATCTTGAGTACGTTCAGCAAGAGAACTTAAAGAAAGAGACTGAGAAAGTAGCAGCCGCAAGAGTTGTATCACAAGAAAGACAAGCAAAAGTCTTGGCGAAAGAAGCTGTGCTAAAGTCCAAAGCACTTCAAGATGCTCAGAAAACAGGAAATGTTGCCAGTGTCCGCGCATTTGCAAACGCTCAAGATCCCTCTGGACGTAGCGTTGATAACAAAAGTCCAGAAGGTACGTTTAGCCTTGGTACAGGTCTTGACCGCCAAGGCGTTTTGCAAGTATTGCCCTTAGTTATCACCCAGCTTGATAATAATCCTGATCCCGCAGCAAAACTTCTCGCTGCTGATTTAAAAGCTATTGTTACAAATATAACGGAGGGAACCACTCCAGAATTGACTGATTTTAGTTCCATAATTCAATTGACTAATACTTTTCTCGACAGTAATCCAGAGCTTGCTAAGTTAAGAAAGGCTCCACCAGATAGGCCAATTTTTCGTGCTGTGGAAAACCCTGCTAATTCATCTGGTCTTTCTAATGCTGCTGAACGAGGTAAAAATCGCAATATAGCGACTGTTCAAAAGGCAATTGATGAAGTCAATAATGCAAGCCAGAGTGAAATAACACCCCTACAAAAAACTCAGCTAATTAGCACCTTGACGATATTTAAAGAGCCTCAAAATAATAATATTTTAGAAGTCTTTGAGAATGAACACACAAAACTAAAATCACAGGGAGTTCCCCAGAATTTAATTAATAAGTTCATCCTTCCATATCTTCAAAAAGTACGCCAACAGCAAATGTAGGAACCCCACCCCCAAGGAGAAACCAATGAACGTCACTGCAATGCAATTTGTAGAGATACTCGCGTCCATCGAAAAGGTAGACGCGAGTTCACTACTGAGTCCAGACCAAAAAAATAAAATATTCAAAGATATGCATTTTGCGCTCCCCGCAGATTTTTACTGCACGACTTGCGTAAGCACACGCGAGATAGTCGAAGGCATCTTAACTGATCGTCTTGTGGAAGCAAAAAAACAACAGGAGATACAGCTTGGAATCGAGAAAGCAGCGCGCAAAAGCTCCAAAAAAAACTCTAGTTCAGCCTCAGCAAGCTCGGGCAAAGGAAAATAACTATTTTCATACAATGATGAAAACAGAAGAAGGCCGTGCGCTACGCCGTCAGTGGGCTACGAAACCAAGGAAGAATGGAGGCCGACCAAAGGGGGTTCCTGATGGACACACAAAAGAGTCCATTGCCCCTTTTCGTGCTGAAGCTAAACAATACGCGAAACGAATGGTGGAACTTATGGCTAAAGAACACGACATCGAAGATGACTACCAAAAAGAGGCTTTAGAAACGGCTGTTAGCATTCTCAGGCTTGACGGTGAAACGAGAGAGCGGCTTGCTGCTGCCCGACTAGTTTTGGATTTTACTAAGTCAAAGCCTGTAGCAAAGACGGACGTTTCTATCAGCAAAGCAGAAGATTTTCTGTCGAGCCTCCTTGTAGATGAGGAGAAATCATCAGATGAACAATCAACTACGGGCTATCCGTAAAAAGCTGTATGAAAACTTCCCTTTTTACTCCAAATCAGCGTTAAAAATACGCACAAAGGAAGGACAGATAAAACCGTTGGTGTTAAACAATGCTCAGACAATATTGTCAGATGCTATTGAGAACCAGCTAAAGTCCGAAGGTAAAATAAGGGTAGTAATACTGAAGGCTAGGCAGCTTGGATTAAGCACCCAGATTGGCGCATATCTTTACTACTCGGTAAGTCAGCGCCCAGCCTGTAAGGCTATGGTTGTCACCCATGCAAGCGACAGCACCCGCGCACTTTTTGACATGACTAAGCGATACCACGAACACTGTCCAGAGATCCTCAAGCCACACACAAAATACTCCAGCCGTCGGGAACTTACTTTTGATGTTCTCGATAGTAGCTTTATCGTCAGTACGGCTGGTGGTGAGTCTATCGGGCGCGGGGAGACTCTGACGCACGTTCATGCTTCTGAGCTTGCGTTTTGGCAGCGGTCATCTGCACAAGACAACTGGAACGGACTGACTCAGGCCGTACCCAATGTTCCTGGAACTGCCATTTTTGTGGAAAGTACTGCTAATGGTGTTTCTGGCGTTTTTTACGATATGTGGAAAGGCGCTGTTGATGGTACTAACGGCTACATCCCAGTATTTATACCTTGGTTTGTTGATCCACAATATTCCGAGAAAGTCACAGATCATTTTGAGAAGACACCAGAAGAAGAAAAGCTGGTAGAGATTCACAATCTGACGGACGGCCAGCTTATGTTCAGACGACGGAAGGTTGCCCAGAACGGCCTCGATCTTTGGAATCAAGAATATCCCGATACGGCAGATGTGGCTTTTAGAACGTCTGGTCGCCCAGTGTTCAATCCAGAAAAACTCTTACAGATGATCGAAGACTCAAAAGACGTAAAAGAGCGCATGGCACTGGAAGGCGACGATTGGTTGCACAATGCTCGCGGCGAACTGACCACGTTTATGAATCACGAAGAGGGCGAGCAATACGTCATCGGCGCTGATACAAGCATGGGAGTCGGGGGGGATTATAGCGTTGCTCAAATTCTCGACTCTAAAAAACGTCAGGTAGGCGTTTGGCGCGGCCATGTCCATCCCGATTATTTTGCTGAAGTTCTTTTTGCTTTAGGTACTTATTTTAACGATGCCTTTATTTGTGTCGAGAACAACTCTCACGGCATTTTGACTTGTACAAGACTGGGTAAAGATATGGCTTACCCCAATTTCTATACTGAAGTAAAGCACGATTCAATAACTGATCGAGAGACTGTCAAATTAGGCTGGACAACTACGTCAAAAAGTAAACCCCTCCTTATTGACCAACTCCGTGCGGCTGTGCGCGAAAACGAAATCGAAATCAACTGCAAAGTGACTTTACGCGAAATGATGACTTATGTTGCTACAGAGACAGGCCAGATGACTGCCGAGTCAGGATGCCACGACGATTGTGTCATTTCTCTTGCACTTGCAAACATGGTTCACGAAGGCGCGTGGGAGCCTGTTGAATCGACAAATGAATATTACATAGAGATGGTGTGACATGGCAAAAAAACGCGACTACAAAAAGTTAAGTGATACGCAGATTGTCACGCTGGTCGATGACAACGTGCGGCGGTCAGTTGGCTATTACGATTCTGAAATATCGAAAGAACGCACGAAAGTTGTCGATTATTACAACGCTGTTTTGCCGCGTCCAGTCCACGATGGTAACAGCAAATATGTGTCTCAAGATGTCTTTGATTCCATCGAGTCAATGAAAGCTCAGTTGCTTGAAGTATTCAGTAGTGGTTCTGGAATTGTAAAATTTGACGCGCAAAACGAAGAAGACGTTCCACAGGCCAATGTGTGTACAGCATACGCTGACTACGTCGCTTTTCGGCAGAACGATTTGTACTCCGTGATGGCAACGGCGATTCACGATTCTCTCGTTGCTCGAAATGGAATAGCCAAAGTGTTCTGGCAAGAGCAGACGGATTTCACCACAGAGTATTTTGAAGATCTTACGCCAGATGAGCTTGATATGCTCTTGGCGCAAGATAACGTCGAGTTAAAAGAAACTACTGCGGATGAATTTGGACTTGTAAGCGGCGAAATCTGTTTATACCGCGACACCAGCCAAGTCATTATTGAAAACGTAGCTCCCGAAGAATTTTTAATTGAGCCACAGGCACGTAGTCTTGCGGACGTTAATTTCTGCGCCCACCGCACTCGTAAAACATTAAGCGACCTCCGCAACGAGGGTTATTCCGAATCTTTGTTAAGCAAGATAGGCGACCACGGTGACGTTGATCTTGAGACTGATCCAGAGGTACTGGCACGCCACGGAAATTCTAGCCGAGGCTTTGGCGCTGATGCTTATCAGGATCAGGTTCGTTCAGTACAAATTACAGAAGCATTTATCAATATTGACGTTGAGGGGTCTGGAGTCGCAGACTTATATAAAGTGACAAAAGCTGGCAATGTTTTACTTGATAAAACAAAGGTATCCAGAAGACCCTTTATTGCTTTTGCTGCGCTTCAGACTCCTCATGCTTTTTTTGGATCAAACTTTGGAAGCAAAGTTATAGCAACTCAGAATGCTAGGACTGTACTGACTCGCTCGATTCTTGATCATGCAATGATTACCAACAACCCGCGTTACACAGTAGTTAAAGGTGGCCTTACAAATCCTAAAGAACTGACTGACAACCGCGTCGGCGGTCTGGTCAATGTGTCTCGCCCCGACGCTATTATGCCGATGGCTCAGGCTCCTTTGAATCCGTTTGTATTTAAGACGATTGAAATGCTTGATGAAGACAAGCAAGACACCACGGGTATCAACAGGCTTTCTACCGGAACCAACAAAGATGCTGTCTCCAAGCAAAACTCGGCTGCGATGGTCGAGCAGTTATCTTCTATGTCCCAGGGAAGACAAAAGATCATAGCGCGCAACTTCGCCAATCAGTTCTTAAAGCCTTTATATCAAGAGATATACCAGCTTGTAATAGAAAATGAGACTGAAGAAAAGATGGTTGAGCTTGCGGGTAATTTTGTCCCAGTTGATCCAAGTAAGTGGGCCGACAGGCGGGATGTTTCGATCAGTTTGCATCTGGGTTACGGCGAACAGGAAAATGAAAGTAAGAAGTACATGGCTATGCATCAGGTGTTCGTAGGCGATCCAGAATTGTCAAAAATGTACACCTCCGAGAACCAGTACGCTTTGATGAAGAAAGTCATGGAATTAAGTGGCGTTAAGAATGTTACCGAGTACCTGACTTCTCCTAGCAAGTTGCCACCCGAGCAGCCTAACCCTGCGGAAGAGCTACAGTTAGAAATGCTCAAGAAGCAAATCGAAGTGACTGAGCGACAGACTCAGGTGGCTGAACTCAAGACAAAGATGCAAGCCCAGAACGACGCAATGAAGATACAGCTAGAGACTTTAAAAGCTGAGAATGCGTTTGCTATTTCTAGCGACGAAGTTGATCTCGCAGAAGCTCAACTGTTGCATAAGAAATTCATCGATGCCGCTGAACTTGCAATTGTTCAACAAGCAGATGAAATCGCAGCGATTGCCTCACCAAGAGGATAATTTTTTAATACTACCAAGGAGAGAAAATGTCACAAGAAGAGCTAATCGAGCAAGGTGAAGCCGCTCAGACGCTGTTGGACACGCCTGTATTTAATAAGACGATCACCCAGCTTGTCGATTCGACCTACACCACGTTCATAAACACCAAACCGTCCGAGTTTGAGGAGAGAGAAACTGCACATCAGCACTATCAAGCTATTGTGGATATTGTCTCTACCTTGCGCCAGAAGGTTCAAATTAAAGATGAAATTTTAGTAACCGCTAATCAACTTGAAGATGGAGAGGATCATGTCTGATAAAGATAACGTCCAGCAAACCCCTGATTCACGCATACTGCATCACAACATTGACGATGCAGCAGATGCCATTCTAGGCAGATGGGAAGACGCTCAAGAAGAAGAAACTTCTGAGCTATCGGATCAAACCCAAGAGGCAGAAGATGAAACCCTCGTCGAGACAGAGGATGAATCTGAACTTGAAGCTGAAGAGGAAGTAGTAGATGAAGAGACAGAAACAGACCCCGAAAAAGGAGAAACCGAAGCCAACGAAGAAACCGAAGAAGAGCCTCTACCGTTAGCGGAAGATGCTCTGGTTGAAGTCGTTGTTGACGGTAACACTGAACGGGTATCTGTGAAAGATCTCAAGCGTCTTTACGGCCAAGAAGCAGCTTTAACAAGAAAGTCTCAAGAAACCGCAGCCCAGCGTAAACAGGCAAATGAAAGTCTGGAACGTGCAGATGCGTCATTACGTGCAATGCTAGACCGAGCAAAAGAGCGTTTTAAGCCATATGAAGAAGTCGATATGTTGGTTGCCTCTCGGCAGCTAACTCCCGACGACTTTGCGGCACTTCGCAAAGATGCAAAGGAAGCAGAGCAAGACTTAAAGTTTTTAACTGAAGAAGCTGAAGGTTTTTACGGAAAACTGAAAGAACAGCAAAACGAAGCGAAGCAGCAAGCCGCTGTGGAGTGTGTGAAAGTTCTAAAAGAGAAAGTGCCTGATTGGTCGAATGAT